AGAATATATTATTCAAGCAGAATAGCAATATATTATTTTAACATGGAATTTTCATCTAAACCGAGATTTCTTTATGAATGCATTGAAAGCTCATTCTGGAACCAATGTGACGACACCATTCATGTTGATGTTGATGCTGAAGCATTGCCAGCAATTGATCTAGAGATTAATGAGAATGAGACTTACATCTTGAGAGAGAATTACAGGAATGATTTAACTTTCACAACTTTAGGGACTGACGATCATATCTTGACTTCTGAGCAAATTGGTAAAATCCCACATGATATGGTTTTATCTTGTTTTTGTGAAATTTTGGAAAATGACTCATCATTAGGTTATTTCTTTGAAAGACATGGTGAACACACTCTAGACTCGCCAACTCCTGATTTTCTTGGGAAAATCCCTGGTAATTTCGTGTTAGAAGTGGGCACTTCAAGATCAGCAACACCCGATGTTGCATTTGATCACAAAATGATGAAATATATGGATGTTTGCCAAGAAAGGAATCTGAAATTGTTTATCATCACAGTCTGCACCCAATCTGTCAGATCAAATTTTAAGCTGACGCATCATCAAGCTGAGCTAATAAACAAAAGATACAAAATTGGATTGAAAATTCAAGAACGAGCTGAAGAACTGGGATGGCAGTTTGATGAGAACACCGAAGACACTGCAAATATCGGCAAATCTATTGATGAGTATAATGTTCATCGCTTTGAGGATCCACTCTGCATGGATATGGACGAAATACATGATTATCAAAAAAGAATGAATGATTTAGATCCATCAAAGATATCTGATATATATGATGATCTATTCTCGCAGAGTAGGGAGATTCTGAAAAGCAAAATTGGAGAGGATGAAAAAGATGGATTCAGAGGTTTTATTGATGAAGTGAACAAGATTGGCAAAAGAATTGACAATAAATCAGTAGCACCAATATGTTTGTTTTCATTGGACAAAGATGGATCATATCCTGATAGCTCAGATATACCAGATGATAGTAGTCCCTACTCAAGATTTTGGTCCAGTTTGAACATTGACGACATAGAGGATGACGGGTATGATTATGAGTCCAACAAATACTACCATAAAACAAAAGAAGAAGAATCAAGTGAAAGATCAGAGAGAAAGGAGACTATTAGGAGCAAAGACAGAGCTAATATTGATTTATCAGAAGAAGATAAAGAGTTCTTTGCTGAGCGAGGTCTCAATGGATCTAGATACAAGGAGAGTGCCTTTAAGAAAGAATCAGAGGCCTTATCTAGAGAATCTTTTTCATTTGATGTAGATTTGTCTGATATTGATGAATTTGTTGATTCTTTTGATGATCATGTTGATTATAGACTGAATCCCTACTTTGATCATTATTCAAAATTGATTGAGATGTCAGAAGATAGAGGACATTCAACACAATTCGTAGAAGATTTATTAAACACTAAAATTGGATCATGCCTTTCATGTCACACATCAATATTCTCAGAGATCAATTTGCAAAGACGCAAACCGACAACTGCAAATCAATGGATAGTGAGAAGACATCCTTCACTACCATGCATCATAGCAGTGCATAACACAAAGATAGGCAATCATGTATTTTACACTGTTTGTTTTAAAAAATCCTCTTTGATTGATAAATATGGAAAACCTTTTAGCAATTTGATCGAAATGGGAAACATGATATGCACTCCTCTACTGAGCACAGGGGATCACGATATTAGTCATCACATATCATCAGTGAATTCTTTCATCTCAATCGCTACTGGAATGTGTGAAGTATGGGGTCATCAGAAAATAGAGGGACTAGGAACTATACCATGCAAGCAAGAAATAATGGCCACACTGTTGACATATCTAGAAAACAAAGATTCATGTTCTGCTCCATTATTCAATGTCAGATATATGTATATGTCAATGATAGTTCCAAAGATTCTTAAATGTGACCCATTCAAAGTCTTATCTAAGTTCCCAACTGTGATACGTGGAAGATCCTTGATATGGCATCTAAAGAAAATGTTTTTGAACTTTGGTAGGATGTTGAATAATAGAGCACATGGATCACTTGAACCAGATTTGGGTGGTGACGAAGCTGAAGATGATGACATTGTGGCAAAGGATAAGATACCAGGTTTATTATCATATATTTCTGGAAAAGAGATTCCATCACTATCTTGTGCGATATCTTTGTCATATATTGGAACGTTTCACAACCCTGACAAAAGTGTTAAAATACATGGATTCTTGAAGATATTCTCGAAGGTTCTGAAAGAGGAAATGAAAGTTAGAGACACAACCACTGAAGCAATGAAAGGTCTTGAACAAAAGCCTCTCAATGAGTATAAATCACATGAATTTAATGAGATACATATTGATCAAATAATGAAGGCAATGAAAAGACACTGGAAAAAGAAAGGGCTGAGTTTTAAACAGATAAAGAGGAAAATTCACACTGATTTGTCAAGAGTAAAATTCTCTGATTTATCCACTTTCAAAGCATCAGCGAATAATGAGAATTTTGATGGGATGGAATCTGATCCAAAATGGGACAACTATGAACAAAAGAGGAGGAATAAGGCAATGATGGAGGTCTACACATTCATCAAAGAGATGGAAGCCAAAGACTCTTGTCCTTTTACTGACATGAACAAAGTTGTCTCAGTCTGTAGGGATAACGGTGGTATAGTTGCCAATTTATTTAAGAAGAATCAACCAACAGGACCTAGAGAGATTTTTGTTTTAACAATGTGTTCAAGGATCATGATCAAATTCCTTGAGACAATAAGCAGATCTCTCTGTGAATGCTGTGACAATGAATATTTGACAAAAGGTAAACAAAAGAAGTACTCAACTAGAAGACACTATAAAAAGACTAGAGATAAAATGCCTGATGATAGCAAAAGTGTAACCTGCTCAGATTCAGCTGATGCCACCACATGGTGTCAGAGATTCGTCATGCCAGTTTTTCAAAAGATGTTTGCAACTGTGTTCGATGAATGGGATGAGATTCTACCAGTGATAACTGACATATTGAATCATGTTACGGTGAAGAAGCTAGAGATGCCAATGGAATTACTAGATCTTTTCAAAGAACACAAATCCGTTTATGGGTTTGACGAGGGAATGAATGAATTAAAAAGGCAGTTCTTGGGTGAGTCAACTAATGATGATTTAGTTTATGAAGGTAGCGTTTTGCTCAGAAACCGATCAAATTTCATGCAGGGCATATTGCATTACACATCAAGTTTGCTTCATGCTGCACATTGCATATTCATGGAAGAATTCTGTGAAAATATGATTTTTAAACCACTCGACATGAAGGTGGTCCAGACTAGCAAGGTTTCATCTGATGATTGCTCCTGGTTGAGATCATTGATTTATGGAAATGATATAAGCCCTGAGGATCTTGGTTCTCAAAAACTGTTTTTGTTGCTTGCTTCAACTATGACAATGGCTTCATATCCACTGATGGGAGCTGAAAACTCAGACACAAAAAGTTCTCTCATGATTATGTGCTCAATAGAAGAATTCAATTCATACTGGACGGTGGTTAACACATCAATAACACCTCTATTGAAATGGTGTTATTCTAGTCAAATGATTCAGACTGAAAATGATTTTGACTCAAGAATGAATACATGCTACAACATGCTGTCTGATCTACTCGAAAATGGGGCACATATGGATACATGCTCTGACATAGAATTTGGCATGTCTATGAATCATTACAACCTGATGGGCATGTACACCACCAAAAGAGAGGAATTTTCAAAGCTCATTGAAGACATAAAGAAAACATCATGTCCATCAATAGGTTTCTTCCCTTATTCACACAGTAAAATAGGTCCGGCTCTTGGATATTCTTTCACAAAGTGGTACAATCTGAAAAAGTCAAGAAATGCAAGAAAATCTGCATTTGTTACTCAGAAGAAGATGTTTGGCCTAATGACTGAAGACGGTGATCACACCTTTCATTATTCTCTACCAATTGGAAACTCGAAAAACTACCACAGATTCATTGAAGAACTTGGTTTTGATAGAGAAACAATATGTGATCAACTAGAACTAAATCCATCAATGTTCTTTGGAGATGAGGTGAGCATTGATGATAGTGACATGATGATAAAAATAAAAGCGATGACTTCAGGCGCAGCCAAAGCCTTTTCCTTCAACTCGCCTGCTAAACAACATTCTGTGTCAGCATACATAAATACCAGACCATGTATTAGCTTTGGAATTGAAGATGGTCAAATGATTAAAGGCACTTTGCCCTTTGGAGTGAATTATGTCTCTAGTAGAATGAATGACAGAGAGATTAGGATGGAATCTATTCAAGATAATGACTATTATAACAGAATAATTGAAGAAATTGAAGCTTATAGACTTGTTCCTTACTCAAACATGAGGAGAAAAATATCTGTCTCAGTGAAACTGGAGACAAGGACAACTGTTTGTTCTCTTAGGGAAGTTCTTCAAAAAGTTTGGTTCTCAATGCCAGTACGAAAGCCAAGGTTTATGATAGATAGATCACTTGAATACTATAAAGCAAAATATCCTTGGATAAAGTCCAGCTTCAATGAGTCCTTTGACTTTTATAAAGAGAACATAGGAGATTTAGACATATTGTCTTTCTGTGAAGGGATTAACAACGTGTGTCATAGAGATAGAACAGTAAGCTTTTTGCATACAGGAAGAAGGAAGATAGGAAAACATGAGCAACTGATGGAGTGCTTAGCATGCTCACAGAGGACAGGAAGCCGAGGCGTCAAGAAGACAGTTGAATTCTTTTCATCAACAATGTTTCTTAGACTCAGGAAAGATCTATTAAGGATTGAATCTAGACTGTATAAATTAGCCACATCACCACCAGGCAGAACAAGAGACAAATTCATGATGGAGGGGTTAAGATTTTGCAGTGATTTAAGTTTCACGGATCTCTTCAATGATGATATAATCAATCAACTAACAAATAAAGAGAGATCATTGTTTTGTCTCGTAGCGTCCCAGCAAATAAATGATTCTGGTCTGTCTATTGAAGATCAATTTCATTATTCAAATATACTATTGGGTTGCTTGAAAAATGGAGTGTACAATTATTACATTCAAGAACAAAAGAGAAATGAGAACGGGGAATATTGTGGAGCTGGAATTATTGGAATGAAAATTTATGATCTAGACGTTCGTCTTAGAGTTCAAGATGACACCATAAGATCTGTTGACGTCACTGATGTTGAGAAATTCAAAAGATATATAACAGATTTTACAATGCTGCTAAGGAAATTGAATATGAAGAAAGCAGAATCTGATGGATCAGCATCTCACTTTAGACTAATTTACAATGATGAGGGCAGAGTTAGTTTGTCCTTTGGAAAACTAGGTTGCTATGTGAACAAAGTCAGGATGATAACGTCATCTAGAAATGTTAAATTTGATGTCGAAATATTTGACCATGGATCATTGAAGCTGAATCTTAAATTCGGAAAATTGTCTGGTGACGGTGTGAGATTTAGAGCTGATAGAATAGATGATGATGAAATTGTGCTAGACAGCGATGTATATCATAGCTGGTGCAACAGACAAAGAGCTAACACTGATGTCATCACAAAAATACTAAATAATTCAAAAACAGATGAAAAAATATTGAAATGGTTGATAGAGACACTAACTGAGAGAATGAGGAAGTTGAACATGATGCCAGAATCATTGTACATTGCAGTTCCAGGTGGAAGGATGGAAGATGAAATAGAAATAAGCGATGAAGAATTGATGGCAATGTATAGAGCACAACAAAAAACAATGGATTACGCTTTGACAACATTCAATGCTCAAATATTCAAGGAGTCTGAATCAATGGACATGAGAGAAATACAAATGGATCAAGAGATGACTAAAGACTTGGTTGAACAGTTTGGGTACACTGACGATTATGATAACATAGCAATAAATCAAGAAGGGTTCGACATAGATAGAACACAGATGACTGGAAACAATCAGTTCTGGGACACATACATAGATGATCATCTTAGGAAGATAATAAATGACAAATCAATGACTTATTCTGGTGATATTCCTGTTGGAGATCACACAAAGTTAATATTAGGGAAAATGGGCTTTAGAGAAACTATTGTGAAATCATCTCTTCTTGGTATATGATCTACTATTCACTCAACAAGCGCTTAAACATCATTGTCTGAATTGTCAGTGTTGTAATTAAAATAATCTTTGATTGAGTTGTGGTATGGTTCAGCGGTGGTAAGAAAATAT